CCTTTCGACCTACTCCATATTGTACACATAAAATATGCGCATCATCCGGTATAGAAGTCCATATCCCATGTCTTATATTTGGTAGATTTTTATTATAAGTGGATAATGATAAAGGAGTTAATAACATATTTTCTCTTGTAATAGTGTGATCCGAATAGTCGTAATCAAAAGATACTACTTCAACTTGATCATTTTTCACAACATCATTCATCCATTTAAAGTCGACCATGGGCGGCATTTCGTCGTGATATATGTCAATTTCATCAATATCGTCATTTGGTGGAGATGATTTTGATTCGGGTTCTGGCGATTCGGGTTCTGGTGATTTTTTTGTGAAGTTCATTATATATATAAAAAGAAAAATTTTATTTAACAAAATAATATTAATTTAATAAACAAGAATTTATTTTCTTTAATATTCTATATATTGACATGTCCATTGGCTTTGCTTTTTTTTGTATGGGGTGTTATTTATTTGTTTTTAGTTTTTATTCAGTGTTTTCAGAATTTTCTTTGTAAAAACACAACAAAAATAAAATAATTATTTGACTTGTAAATGGTACAATCGCAGATCCCATCATTACATAATCTTTTTTCAATGAACCATATAAAATATACAAAAAACTGGCCAATGCGTCTAAAAAGAAAAAAATATAATTTAAATCTCTTACTTTTTTTGTTTTAATTATTTGATATAGTTGTGGTATAGAGGCGGATGTCGCTATACCAATAGCGCTATATCCCAGAATTTCCAATGACATATTATTATTTTAAAGTAAATATCATTAAATCATTTTTACTCAGTATAATTATTATTAATAATTTTAATGAGTAGCATAAATAGAACAAATACGCCTTTTTCTTTTTTCTTCCGTATCGCCACATTCACTTATATACTTTTCATAACTTTTTTCACAAATACTTTTTCCTATAATATTATATGATTTAACTATTTTTGGCGATCTACTTGAAACACACATTTGCCAAGATCTCTTGAGTTTATAACATTTATCTTTTTGCGTTTCATTCGCGTTTTGTGTCTTTTGTGCGTTTTGTGTTTTACTCATATTTTCAGTGTATATTAGTGAATATTTTGGTGTATATTATTTTTAATTTGGTTATTTAATATCAATTTAATGGTTACCACATATTCATTCTCTCTATTTTTTCTAAAAACATTTTATCACCTTCTTTGATATCAAAAGCATCATAAAACTCATTCATATGTTGTACCAAATTACCTCTAAAATCTGTTGGAGCATGAGGGTCAACATTTAACAACATTATTCGTTTATCTTTTTTTATATTTTGTTTCCATACATTTGCCCATGATTTGAAAAAAATTCTAAGCGCGGCTTTAATTTCTAACTCTCCTGTATTATTTAGTTTTAAACTTTTTATTAAAGCTTTCATTGATATACTTAATCCGCCAATATCCGCCAAATTTTCACCCATAGTCAATTGACCATTCATTTTATATTTTTTATCGTCAATCGAATAAATATACTTAGAAACAGATTTAATCATTGTTTCTGTTTTTTTCTTAAATAATTCTTCATCATCTTTTGTCCACCAGTCGTTTAAATTTCCGTCTTTATCAAATTTTCTACCTTGATCATCGTACCCATGTGTAATTTCATGAGCAATAACAGCACCAATTCCACCGTAGTTTGCTATTGTAACAACATCTAAATTGGGAAACATACTTAATTCTTCTTGTATGTCAAAGTCAATAGTTTCCGTAGATTGATGAAAAAAGGGTGGTTGTAAAATCGCCGCTGGGAAAACAATTTCATTTTGTGTTGGCATAAAATAAGCGTTTACTGTTTGTGGTGTCATTCTCCACTCGTTTCTATCTAAAACAGAGTTTATTTTATCGAAAAAATTTACACGTAAACTCCATACTTCAGATTTTTTATAGATTTCATATAACGAATCCCCTATTTTAATATTAAAGTCAGAATAATCTTTCCATGTATCAGGATACCCAATTTTACTTTTAAAATTAGCCAATTTTATAACAGCTGTATTTTTTGTTTCTTTTGTCAACCAATCATTATTTTGTAAAGATGTCTTTGTTTCGTCTATTATATTTTTAACTAAATTTTCCATATTTTCCTTAGATGTTTCTGGGAAATACTTTTTAACAAACAACTGTCCTAACATTTCACCAGCATACGCGTTTACAATATTTATGGATCTTTTTTCATTTGGTTTTGGCTTATTTTGGCCTCCCAATTTTCTTGAATAAAAATCAAAAAATTCATCGTCCAATTCTTTAACACAAAACCCGTGGTAATTTTTAATAATTTGATACTGCATATATGATTTGTATTTTTGAAAATTATCGATATTTAAAATCAACTTCATACATCTACGAATTGCGTCGCCATCATAAGCCGTAATATGTTCATTAGTTGGCGGATTACAAAATTTTTGTTTAATGAAAAAATTTTGTTCACGATTTTCTTTTAATATTTCACGAAAATTAAAATGTGTGTATAATTTTTCAAATAATTGACTTACTTTATTTTTAAGTGTTGTATTTACTTTTAAATTTTTCTCATTATCATTATAATTATTTTGCTTTTCAGGCAAACTATTTAAATTATTTATATTTTCATATAATTCGGTCAGTGTCGTATTGGTATAATACTTATCATATTCTCTTGATTGATCTGGTTTCATTGTAAAGTCGGCTATTTGCTCTTCAAAAGAAATCACATTATCAACAAATTCGACATCTAAATTAATAACAGAATTGTGTTCTATAATAGTTTTAATATTGGTTAAATGACCTTTAAATAAATTAAACTTGTCTTTGAATTTATCTGATTTATAATATTCGCGTGACGGTAATGACAATCCACCTACAGAAAAATCAAGAACAATATTATTAACATTTTTTAAATCACTACCGGTATCAAAATCAATTACATTTGATATTCCATTTATTTGAGTATAATGTAAATATTTTCCCAAACAATCGATATATTGTTTTGAATCTACTATTGTATTTTTTTCTGTATCATAAAAAATGTTGAAATGTTTATCTAAAATATTAAGTTCATTTATAATTGGATTACAGTCACGAGTATTTTCTTTCCATGAATTAAATCTATTTTCAGAAGCATTCCATATCGCAAAAATCTTTTTTTCTGTTTCGGTGAGTGAGTCAAGAGAGATTTTATTTTTTAATTTTTTTACAATTTTTATTTGATTTTGTAATCCTATATCATATAATTTTGTAAATCCTCCCCATGACGAATAGTCTTCTGGGATTTTATTTTTGTCATCTGAAAGCCATTTTTGATTTACATACAAATAAAAATCATTATTCGGTGATAAATTATTTTTTTCCATTATAACTAAAATTATATTATTTGTTTAAGTAAATTATAAAATTATTCCCACTCAAATGACGTAACACCAGCCGCCCCGCCACCAAAAGCCAAGTAACACTCTGACCCATCCGCGTTAGGGTGGTTTTCATCTTGGTAATTGGGATAGCCATAGTAAAAGTAATCATTGAAATATTCCTTGAAATGTTCTTCGTCTTTTACATCTAACGAAAATTCACCTTTATAATATCCTTGTTGTCGAATGCCACCGTCGTAACGATAAATATAATATTTTGCTGGATCATAATAATTTTCTTCAACATATTTTCTCCACTCGTTTAGGTCGCATTCAATCCATTCCAATTTTTTTTCTTGTAATAAATCTATTTTGAGTTCTTTTTTTTCTTTTGCAAATCCAGATTTTAATTTTTTTCGCATCGCTAGTTCTTTTTGTAATTCTGGTAGTTCTTCTTCTATTTCTTTAATGCGATTATTATTTTCTCTTATATCATCGAATACATTTTGAATAGTACGCTCTGTCATGGTTATAGATTGAATACCATAAAAAATTTTCTAATTAATTCAATTTTTTTATATATAAAGTTACTCCATTACCATGGGTAAATTTATATCTCTACACCATGATTCTATGAGAGCCATTTTTTCTGGTCCCACGTGTCCTTCTCCTGGGAACGCATGTCGGTCTTTTTTATGACCACATTTTTCTTTTGAATCGTTAAAATGAACTAAAACCAGTGATTTTGGGTATGTTTTTTTCCAGTTATCTAAAAATAAATATGGATCGTGACCAGCCGCGAAAACATGACACGTATCAATACAAATTTTTAATCTCTCTTGTTGCTCAATTGAAAATCTACCGTAAAACTTTTTAAAACTATCATATTCCCACAACGTTTCACTTCCTTGTCCCGAAGAAGTTTCCAATAGTAAAGGGCAAGTGGGTGAGGTATGTACTAGTATTGAACAAATATTTTCAAACATATTATTCAGAGCGATGTCCATGTCCATTTTTAATGATTTACCGCAATGAATAACAACCCCTTTAAATCCCATTAGTAATCCCGCTTGCATTTCCCATTTAATACATTTAAATGCCTTTTCATGAAACTCTTGTGGAGATTTACACAGATTAATTAAATAAATAGAGTGAATAAATACTTGGAGATTTTGAAAATCCACTAATTTTTTAGTATCTTCGACATCTTGTTTTTGTAATTTTGGTCGTCTCCAAAATTTTGGTGATCCTGTAAATAGTTGGACGGGTCTATTTTTATTTTTAGGGTCATCGAAAAAATTAGTTAACGTAGAGTAAAATGCTTTTGATTTTGAAATGTGTGTTCCTATTTCCATATTGTAGTGTTTGTAGTGTTGTAGTATTGAATATATTTATTTAAAAACTTAATAAATATGTTCAATTTTATTCTATGTATATAAAGAAAAAACAAATATAATATACAAAAAGGATGGGTTTAATGGTATCTAAATTTAAAAACAAAAAAAACGGCAAAGGTTTTTTTTTACATAAAAAAAAGACCTTTGATAAATCACAAAATATTAAATTTAAAAAATACAAATTAAATACTAAACCTATATCAGTTAAATTCTTACCGTCTAATGGTAATACATCAAATAATAATATTATAAAATATTCTTATACATATAAAGGCGTTCCTGGTGGTTTTTACTTATAACCAAAAACGTCTTCGTCCCATTCTTCTTCTTCTTCTCCAAGGTCTTCCGCCTGGAATAGGTCCTCTCCAAACAGGTCCTTGTCCCCAAAAAGGGACTGAGGGGTAGCTTGGTTGAGATACATAAACAATTTTTTCTTTTTGTC